ATCGAGGACGTCCCGCTGCCGCGCGAGAGGCGCAGATCCTTGACCACATCCCGGTCGAGCGCCTGGAAGATGCGCCGTGCCGCATCATCGATCGGTACTATGCGCGGCACCGGCATGATCTCGTCGATGGCGCCGACATCCGTGAGATTGCTCGCCAACTTACCGCCGCCCTCATGGATGAGCCGCAACCGGTCGATCAGGTCCTGCGGCGGATCGATCACCCCGTAGTCCTCGTTGCTGTCCGGAAAATCGTCCTCGCTTTGCAGGATGATGAAACGCGCCAGCGAACCGTCGGCCACGTTGGCAGCCTGCAAGGCCTGCCAGAAGTGCAAGGGCGTCGTCGTGCCGTAGATGCACAAGCACGGCTGATGGATGGCGCGATGGGCCACATCCGCCTGGCTGTGGGCGTACTCGATGCCGAAGTAGGTGGTGCCCGAGGTCGTGAACAACTCCGTCATCAGGTCCAGGGCTTCGCAGATGTAGCGCGGCGAACGCTTGCGATCGACCGCCGCCGACAGGAACATGCCAAACTCGTCCAGCTGGAACAGGATTGCCGGCTGCCGGTGCAGCGCTGCCAGCAGGCCGGAACCCGAGGCGATCTTGTTGCCACCGATATAGGCCAGCAGGCCGGCCGCACGGAACAGTTCATTGATCACCACGCGGCTGTTGTTCTTGCCCGCGCCGCTTTCGGCAATGCCGACCACATACAGGTTAGAGCGCACATTGCTCGGCGTGCGGTATTTGCGCCCCATCAGCGCGCCTACAGCAGCCAGCGATGCGCCGAGCGCCAGAACCGGCTGCGGCCGCTTGGCGGAGGCCGCCATCAGTTTCATCATATCGCCAATGATGCCGCCGACCTGATCCCAGCCGGGTGGCATCCGCGCCGGCTCGGGCGGTCCTGCCGGAACGGTTGGCGAGGTATCGAGCGCAATGGGCTGCGCAGTGTCGAGACTGGCGAGCAGCGCCCTGGCCGGGTGATGGCCGTTCATCACGATGCTGCCGTTCAGCTGAATCGACGGATCCGGCAACCAGCCGGCGTCGAGCGCGAGTTGGTAGAGAGTGCCGGCGCCGATGCGCGTCGGCTTGAGACCCCGCCAGGTCTTCAGCGTAAAGGCCGGCACGTTCTTCCCGGCCTGGGCCGACCAGGATTCGAACAATGGCCAGCCTTCCTCGTTGAGGGCGCCCTTGATCGCCATGCCGATGCGAACCCAGCTGTCGTAGTCCAGATCCGCATTCGGTATGTACTGGAGGGCGGCGGTCACGCCTTCGATGGTGCCGAGAAGGTCGCCGTTCCATGGTTCACTTGCGGATGTAACGACGGCAAGCGTCGCTGGCCGCAGGTGTTCCGGAACGATGGCCAGAGCTGCCGAGACGAAAGCCTGCGCTTGTTCCTCGGTGATCTCTGGCAGCGACGGCAGTTCGATGTCCGCCAGCGTGTCCACCGGCCAGTCATAGGGCTTGCCGGTATCGGGATGAATGCCGTAGGCGATGAACTGCTGGCCAAGGCCGATCACCTCGATCGGGTGACGCTTGAATCCTTTGAAGGGTGTTTGCGCGCGATAGACCAGCAGGCGCTTCGGTGCATGGCCGATGCGCACGGCCGGGGTATCGCCGAGCATTTTCCTGGCCAGCGCCTCGACGCGCGCGGCGACCTGCGGGTCCGCGAGGATGTCGATGTCGATGCCGACCACCTTGCCGGCGGCGATGCCGATGCCCGCCTCGGGCCAGTCGCCCCAGACGTCAATCTCGTTGGCGGTAGTGTCGCGCTCGCAATGCTTGCTCCACGCCGGGTATTCCCGCCAGCTGCCGCGCCGGAACAAGCCGGGCTTTTTTGTGCCCGGCTGGATAGGCAGGATCGGATAGCCGGCATCGACGAGCTTCGCGCCCAGTTGGGCCATATAACTGCTGTTCGTCACGTCGTCTCCTCAAAAAGGTACCGGCATCTGCGAATAGGCGTCGCGCAGCTTGTCCTGAAAGGCGGTGACGACGACATCGACCAGCGTCGCCCACTCGTTTTCCGACCAGGCCGACAGGTCGGTCTTGCCCAGCGACTCGACGTACTCGCCACCGATCTGCCCCGCATGACGCAGGGCCATTTCTTCATGTTCGTTCGGATCGATCATTCCTTCCAACCTCTTCGCAATATCGGTACAGCGTATGGAGCAGAGCCACAGATCGCGGCCGCTGCGACGGATCAGGCGCGGGGAGAAGCCGAAGCCGCGCGTTTCACGGCGACAGACATCGCACAGCATCAGAACCGTGCCGCCACGACTTCGGTGTAGCGGCCGCTCGGTCGCACGGCGATCTGGCTGGGCCGTCGCAACTGATCGGCAAATGACAGGGCCTCCTCGACGCTGCCGGGCAGTGGCAGCCCCGGTGCGCGCGTGGCCCACCAGGTAGCCGCCTTCTGACGCGGATAGCCGGCGTGCTCGACGCAGATCCATTCGCGGTGCGAGGACAGGCCACAGGAGTAATCCACGCGCATGGATGGCGGCTTGCCGGGTTTGTCATGGCGGGCGTAGCGCACCTGCGTGACATCGACCCACTCGGATGGACCCACCCGGGTCAGGATGTCCAGCGTGCTGGCGGCGGCCACGATGTTCGGCCTGGGCGGCGGGAATGCGTAGTGGCAATCCGGGCAGATGCGGGTGTTTGTCGGCAGGATGCTCTTGCACTCCGGGCAGGTTTTTGTCGGCGCGACGCCATCGCCTTCGCCGGGCCGCCTGGGCTTGATGGCGTCGATGGGGCCGTGGCGGGCGATGTTGCCGGCGAAATCCAGAATCAGGCAGTCCGTCTTGCCGGGGGCCAACCTGCAGCCCCGGCCGACGATCTGCACATACAGTCCTGCCGACTTGGTCGGCCGCAGCATGGCGATGAGATCGACAGCCGGCGCGTTGAAGCCGGTGGTCAGCACGTTGGCGTTGGTCAGGCAGCGCAGTTCGCCGCGCTTGAAGGCCGCGATCAGCGCCTCGCGCTCGGCACTCGGCGTGTCGCCGACGATGGTTTCGCAGGAAATGCCATGGGCGCGGATGGCGTCGCGCACATGGTAGGCATGATCGACGCCGGAACAGAACACCAGCCACGAGCGCCGATCCTGGCCATAGGCGATGATCTCGGCGACGGCCTTGCGGGTAATGGCCTCCTGATCGACGGCGGCCTCGAGTTCGCGGGCGATGAACTCGCCGCCGCGCGTACCGACACCCTCGACATTCAGCTGCGTTTCCATCTGCTTGGACCCCACCGGCGACAGGTAGCCCTGGTCGATCAGATCGCGCACCGACACCTCGTAGGCGATGTCGGTGAAGATCGCATCGTCGCCATCCTCGAGCCTGCCCGAGTCCATGCGGTACGGCGTCGCCGTGAAGCCGATCACCTTGAGCAGCGGGTTGATGCGCTTGAGCCCGTCGAGGAAGCGCCGGTACATGGTGTTCGACGAACGCGGGATCAGGTGAGCCTCGTCGATCAGCACCAGGTCGCACTGCTGGACGTCATAGACGCGGCGATGGATCGACTGGATGCCGGCAAACAGGATGCGGGCGGCGATGTCACGTTTCTTCAAACCGGCCGAGAAGATGCCGGCCGGCGCCTCCGGCCAGATGCCAGTCAGTTCGCCATGGTTCTGTTCGATCAGTTCCCGCACATGAGTGACGATCAGGATGCGCTGGTCGGGGAATGCCTTCAGCACACCCTCGATGAAGCGCCCCATGACCATCGACTTGCCGCCAGCCGTGGGAATGACAATCAGGGCGTTTCCATGATGTTTGCCGTAGTAATCGTATATGGCCTGAATGGCTGCTACCTGGTACGGGCGGAGCATCAGCATGTTCTTCTCCTGCGTTGAGTTGCATGAAGCGCCAGATGTTCTTTGACTGAGAGCACCATCAGGTTTTCCGGAAAGTTGTTGTGCTTGTTTTCATCGCGGTGATGAACGTGCTCATCAGGCTTCAGCGGACGACCGGCAAGCGCCTCTGCAACGACACGATGCTCATGCCGTCCGTAAAGCTTGCGATAGGTGCTCGGTTTAACCGTTACAAACCGACGTAGTTGTGCGTCGCGATTGTTTTTTCGCCAGACTTCAAAAGGAGTGATGTAGTCTGGATCCCCATAACGCCGCATTCGCTGAGCGTGCATTCCGCAATATCCTCTGCTGCCTTTCTCGATTGTTTGATCACAATCGGGATGCTTGCAGACCATTGACGGCTTACTCGTCGCGCGACGCAGGATTGAAGAAATCTCCCGCGCAAGACATTTGCAAGAACGCACCGAACCGGCGCGCAAATTACCGGTTGATCCGTAATGAGTGCTTCCACAATCGCACTGACATTCCCAGACAACTTCTCCAGAGGATGTTCGCCGGCCGCTATCGCAGCGCACGATGAGACGCCCAAATCGCAGTCCGATCAGGTTGAGCCGGTTAGCCATGGCGAAGCCCTCCCGCCAGCTTGTTGCTGCCGTGGTCACGCCAGAGCCGGCCATCCGGCAGGCGATACTCGACCCAGTCGACGCCGGCATCGACTTGTTCGCCGGGAACGAGGTCAGGGATGTAGAGATGGTGCTTGCAGCCAGTGCGCTGCTCCGCTTCGGAAAGCGGCCGTTCCTCGCGTTCGCACTGCCAGCCACCTTCGACGGGCGCGGCGCCCAGGCAGGTACGGCAATTGACTGCCGCCGCCGATTCATGACGACAGATGCCGGCATGACTGCACATCCGGCACTGGTACCAGGCCGGGTCTTCGCTGATGCGTTCGGGTGGCCTGGCGGCAAAGATGATGCGTCCTGCCTTCGCCAGCAGCCGGTCGGCATATTCGTGATCCGCATCGACGCGCTCGACGTAGAGGTCGTCGTTGTCCTTGTTCACGGCTAGGTACATGGCCCGCGTCATGCCGGTCAGGCGCATGTAGATCTGCATCTGGGCAAAGTGCTGCGGCTTGGCCTTTTGCACGCCTTTGGCGACGAGATCCACGAAGCTCTTGGCCGCATGCGTCTTGAACTCCAGCACATGCCAGGTCTTCTTGGCTTCGAGCAGGTTCAGCGCGACGGCATCGAGGGAACCGCCGAAGTGACCGCCGTGAGCCTGGACACGCCACTGGCGACCAGTCTCCGGATCCACTTCCAGTACGGTCGCCCCGATGCGGCGCAGGTTGCGCACGATCCGGTCCTCCTCCAGTTGCCCGGTCTCGAACAGGCGCAGCAAGCGCCCCGGATGGTTCGCCACGGAAGTCCAGCGGAAGTCGTACCAGAGCGCCCGCTCGCACTCCCTGCCGATCAGCGAGGCGCCGAGATGCTGGCGGAACCCCTCGTCGGCATCCGCCTCGTAGGCGGCAAAGATGGCTTCGCGGGTCGGGCTGGTGACGGCAGGCAGTTCAGCCATGGATCACCTCCGCTTCACGCTGGCGAGCGATGGCCATGGCGCTTTGCCAGGTCGCCTCGTCCATCTGTTCGCGCAGCACGCCAATCAAGGTGTCCTTGAAACGCTCGCGCGGCGCCTGACCGGACAGTTCGGCCAGCCGTGCCGCCACGCGCCCCATTTCCTGCTGCTTGAACCGCAGCGCGGTACGGGCGCGATGGAAGGCGTGGGCATCAACTACCCCACGCCTGGCCTGGCGCTCGATGTCGGCCGTGGCGATCTGGGTCTTGATGGATGCGATCTCCGCCTGGAGGTCGACCAGGCGGGTCCGGCAACCCTGTACGGTGTCGGGCAGCGGCAGCATCATGGGTTCCTGGGCGACCATCGCGTCAGCCCTGACGCTTCCAGGGCAACGAGGCGCTGCTGGCAGGAGCAGCCAGTGCAGCTTGGGTAGCAGTGCGTGCCGGTGTGGCGAAGGGCTGCGCGGCCGGCGGTGTCGACTCGGCCAGGTAGCGGATCGAATTGCTCTCGCCGTACTGGCCCTTGGGCGGCTTCACCTTCACGTCGATGAAAATCGGGATCAGGTGCAGCTGCTCGCTGTTGCTGACCTGCATCTTGCCGGCCGCACGACATAGGGCCGAGAGGCTGCGTTGCGCCATCTGCACGGTGTCCTGGTTGGCATTGACCAGGTTGAGACGGTCGAACAGCTTGCGGCCGGCGTGCTGGCCTTCGAGGATGTCGAGTTCGAGGAACAGATACTGTCCGAGCCCGTCCTTGGTCGGGCGCATTTCGCTGGCAACGACCTGCACCTTGTATTTGCCCGGCGGCAGGACTTCGTAGGCGGTGGTCGGTTCGACGGTGGATGCATCAAAGGTATGTCCGAATGAGGCCATGGTGTGGGTTCTCCGTTGGGGTCAGGGGTTGGTGTTGTTGAGTTGGGGTTGAAGCTTTTCCGGCATGGCCTGCGTGAACGCTGCCCAGTCGAGCGGCAGGGTGTCGGGCAGGCCGTAGCGGTTCTTGGCGAGGAAAGCCGGGCGTTCGCTGGTGTGGATCACGCGTTCGCCGGAGCCCAGGGCGCGGTTCACCTTCTTGTTGAATCCG